CAATGATGGTGGTGACCACCTTGCCCAAGTTCAAAAACCAGCCAATGATTTGACCGATGAGATTAGCCACGGCATCACCAAAACTGTTGAAACCTCCGTTGCACACATTCAAAATCCATTCCACGATGCCAAGAAACGGGGCAACGAAGATGGCCCAGATGTACTGAATGAGGGCATTGAGCAGGCCAATCACGGTGTTGCCAATGAAAGCGCCTGCCACCGCAATGGCCCCGCAGATGAGCCCCGTGGCGGAGATGGAGGAGCCGGTGACCTTGTTAATGATGGCCACCACGCCGTAGAGCAGGCCGATGACAACGGCAATGAGCATGATTATCCAAGTGATGGGAGATGCCAGCAGAGCGGAGTTAAAGGTGAATACCGCCGCAGAGGCCGCCGCTGTGTTTCCGGTCAACACGCCAAAACCAATGCTGAGGAGGTTGACCACAGCGTGGTATGCTGCCGTGGCAACGGCTGCAATCTGCGTCCAGTGCGCCGCTACTTGGAATACCAGAAAAGCGGCACCCAGACCCAGCAAGATGGGGCCAATCACAGAGAGATTGTTGGCAAGCCAGTTGATGGCAGTGAGTAGGGGTCGTGTCACCTTTAGGGCGATATTGCCCATTTGGGTCCACACCTGCCCCCAGGTCATGGCCATACCGTTAAACTTGGCATTGGTTTCATCTGCGATGGACAGGAGCGCATTTTTCACAACGGTTGCCGACACGGCCCCCTTTTCTGCGTAGGACTTGATGGAGCCCTCTGCAATGCCCATGTACTGCTCAATGGCTCTGGCGATGCCGGGCGCATTTTCAAGGATGGAGTTTAGCTCCTCGCCTCTCAGAGCGCCTGCCGCCATTGCCTGGGTGAGCTGGAGCATGGCCGCCGCCTGCCCTTGGGCGGATGCGCCGCCAATGACAAACTGCTTGTTGACCTGCTCCATGAAAGCAATGAGTTCATCATTGGAGCTGAAAGCGGCCCCAGCGTTTGCGCCCATGCTGGCAATAGCAGATGCCGTGTCAAGGTAGGCAGCTCTGGAGCGCTGGGCAGAGGCCATGATTTTGGCCTCCAGAGCCTTAACACTACCGCCGTCATCAACTATGAAGTTGAGGCGGGCGGTGGTACTGGTCATCTGGTCAGAGAGCTCTATGAGCTTTTTGAGGCCAATACTTGCGCCGATGGTTGCCGCCAGATTTTTGGCCTTGCCCACCATGTCATCCAGTGCGTCATTGCCGCCCCGGATGCTGGCATTGAGCTGTTGTTCTGCTTGGGTGCTCTGGCGGATGTTTCGTGTGACCTGCTGCTCCTGCTGGGCCGCACGGCGGTAGTTTTCCTCCATCTCACGGACGGCAAGATTGACCTCTCCCAGGCCAGCCCTCGCTTGGTTGAGGAGGCGCACATCAACAGCATTGGCACTCGCATCCTGCATCTGCTCAAAGCTGTGCAGGGTAATATCCAGAGCCCTTGTGATGTTCTTGAGCACGCCAGTTACTTGGTCATTGAGGACCATTTGGGACCGTATTGTGGCCACAAGTCCGCCTCCTTTCGTGGGGAATAAAAATAGCGCCCCCACTTACTGTGAGGGCGCTAAAAGCGCTTAGTGCTTAAAACATGGCACGGACAAAGTTCTTGTAAACCTTGTCATCCATTTCAAGCAGGCTGTTTTTTCCGTCTTTGAAACGGACCGCAACAGTGACGGTGCTTTTGTTTTTTGCGGATAGCCCTGCCAGCAAGCCAACGGGTCCTAACAGAGCCGCACCAACGGCACCTCTTGCAATGCCGCTGGCAGCGCTTTTGCGGGTATCCTCTGTGATGACATCATAGCTGTCCACGCCAAACTTATCCAGGAGGATGTAGTTTTTGCGGTCAACATAGATTTGCACCACGCCGCCAATGCCGGTGATGGGTTTTCCCATGTAGTCACCAGCGATGACCATATTTTTTGCTCCCATGATGTAGCCCTCCTTGGTGTTGATGACACCATTTTAGGCTAAATCAGTTCACAATGTCAAGAGCTGGAGCCAAAAGTGCTATCTGCGCTTTCGGTTTGCTTTGTTCTTGAGTTCCGCCTCTTTTTTCCGCTCCGCCGCACAGCGGGCATCAATAGAGGCGATGACAAAAGCACGCTCCTTGACGGGCAGGCTCAAAAACTTGGACGGCTCCCAGCCAAACTTTTGCAGACAGAAGTGTGCATAGCTGGCCTCTGGGTCACCGTCCTCTATTAGTTTTTTGCCTCATCAACCAGCTCATTCTCAGTCTTGAAACCGTTGAGCTGGAAAACTTCCGTCACATAGTCATCAAACTCCCCGCCGATGAGCAGCTTGCCCAGCAGCTCCTCCGGCTTGGCAACACCCCAGTCATTCTGGAGCTCTGCGTTGCTCAGGTCCGGGAACACCGTGCAGCGGGCGCACACCTTGGCCTGGAAAGCGTAGCTATCAAGCTGCTGGGTGTACTGGCCCTTTTTGCCGGGCACCGGCACCTGCCGGACGCAGGAGTTGCGGATGCGGGCGTATTCATCAGCGGAGATGCAGCAGATTTCCCACAACATGGGCTTGCCATCCTCCCCCTTGAAACGGGGAGAGGCGGCAAACTTGTAGTTTTCGATCTGCTCAACATTGGCGTGCATAAATGCGGACAGGTTACTCATGGATGATTTCCTCCTTTAGTTGGCCGCCCTTACATATAGGACGGGTTGGTGTGCTTTTCGGGGCGGGTGAAGCTGTCGCAGTAGCCCTCAAGGGTCTGCTCCACAAAGTCACCCTCTGCGTTGAACATGGACAGCAGCACATCACCGTCCAGCACGCAGTTGTTGTAAATCTTGGTGCTCCGGCCAACGGAGGTGGCGGGGTCATCGTTGGAGGTCTGAATGTCAAAGGTAGGCATCACACCCGTCTTGATGAAGTCCTCAACCACCTGGTCAAAGATTTCCGTGCACTTGTAGACCGTCATGGAGAAAGCCAGGGCAATGGTTTGGGCCTTGTGGCCGATCACGGGATTGCCCAGACGGTAGACTTCCTTGGTGTTGATGGAGGCCTTGCCCTCAAACTCCTTGGCCATCAGCATGGAGTAGCGGGTGCCGTTCAGCGTCACAAAGCACTCAGCAAAGTTGGCGCTCACGGCATCCTGGGTGTTCATAGAGATTTTGTCAGCCATGTGTCACAATCCTCCTTTACTGAATGATAACGCTCATGTAGAGCTGGGCCATGGCGTTGATGATGTTGAGGCCAGCAGCACTGCCTTTTTCTTGTCACCCTGCTCACAGGTCACCGTGTCGGGGTCAAAGTTCTCAACAGCACGGATTTTCTCAAGCTCCTGGATGAGCTTGACCACATCGCCCCACAGGGAGGCACGGCCAGAGGCATCATTGGGCACGGTGCCCACATAGCGGGTGTTGAACAGCACCGCCGTGTCATTGGCGATCTGGTCACACACACGGATGGTCTGGTTGGACTGGAAAACCTCTCCCTTGGTGTCGGAGAGGGTCAGCAGGGTGTTGATGTCCTCCAGCACACGGGTGACCCCGTTGACATTGTGGAACATAAACTTGCCTGCCTTGAGGGCCGCCTCAAGCGCTGCCTGGGTGTATTCGGTGTCCAGAATGAGCTCACCGTCATACTTGGCGTTGGTGAGGGACTTGTTGACGGCCACGCCAGCGTGTGCGCCAGTAGCCCAGTAGACCACCGCCTGGGTGTCCACATCGGCAATGGTGGCGTGGGTGGCAGTGTTCCACACACCAATCACGCCCTCATAGTCAGCGCTGGGTTTCCAGGCCACAAGCTGGAATTTGGCACCCACCTCATCCCTCATGCGCTGGGTGTACTTGACATACAGATTGACCACGGTGCTCTCCGTGGCCGGGCAGCACAGGGTGTTGAAAGCATAGGCCTCCAGCTTATCCAGGAAAGCCTGGTGGTCCTCGCCGGTGACTGCCGCATCATCAGCGCCGCCGGTCAGCTTGGTGCCCGCAGTGGCCTCCAGCGTGGCGCTGGTCTTGAAAACCACATAGTCATTGGCCACCAGATCAGTGGCCGCCTTGACCGTCTGGGTGTCAACACACTGGCCGTCCAGGTAGGTGCTCACATCCCATGCGCTGGTGTCATCGACATTGGAGGCGATGACAATAGAGAGGTCATTGCCACGCACACCGGGGTACTTGGCATCCGCATAGGTGCAGCTTGCCTTTTCGCCGTTGCCCAGCCGCCAGCAGTAGACGGTGGTGGCGTGCTGGAAAATCTCACGCAGGGCCAGCAGCTTGGGGTGGTCATACCCGTAGCCAAAAATGGCCTTGCTGTTCTTCTGAAACTCACCAGAGGTGACGGGGAAAACCTCACCCTCCGGGCCCCAGCTCAGAACAAAGGGCGCTGCCGCATAGCCTCTGTCAGACAGAGTGGCGGATGCCTTTGCCACGCTGGAGAAATTGATGTAGCTGCCGGGCAGGACCTTGTTCTGGGTCAGCCAGTTACCTCCGCCAAGAGCCATTTATCTCACCTTGCCTTTCATAAACTTTTCAATCAGCGCATCCACCTCATTCAAGGTGTAGGTCTTGCCATCCTCCAGCAGTGCGCCGATCAGGTCCCGCCGGTGGACATATCTCTGAGAGGCCACCAACTGCGCCTTGGTAAAGGCGGCGGCATTGGCCTCCGTGGTCTGGGTTTTTGCCATTGGCTTATCCCTCCTCATTGATTTTGAGAGTTTCCATGTTCTCCTGCTCCAGCGGGACACGGACGAAGTGGTCATAGCTCAAAAGCACATGCAGGACATCCTCCGCCAGCGTCCACTCACAGCCGGTGGCGTGGATGATGTCCCCCTCCGGGGTTGTGATGCTCCCCAGGACAAAGGACAGCCGGTGTGCCATACCATAGCACTCCGCATCCCCGGCCTTGGGGTAGTAAATCACATCCACCGTGGGTGTCCGCTTGTACCTCTGGCCCACCTCTTTGGCGTGACCGGCACCAGGCATGATGACATTAAAATCTCCGGGCTTGAGCCCTTGCTTGACATTCCCGCCATGCACCTGGGCGGCAGGAAAAGCGGCGTGGAGCGCAAGGCTCACGCCGTCATAGATGCTGTTGAAATTGATTTCAGCCATTGAATACCTCCCGCAGCAGGGCCTCCAGTTTCCTCTCAATCACGCCCGGCGCAAGCCTCTCAAGGTCCTGCTCGGACAGGGTGAGGAAATACTGGCCCGGCACCCAGCCGTCACCGCCTCGTGTTCGGTGGCCAAACTCAACATAGCTGGCGTATTCCACAGGGTTGATGACCTCAATGG